ACACTAGCAGAAACAATTAGTGATACTGTAGGAGCTATGGTTAGCTCTAACACAGAAACAAACATTACAGTAACTTATCAAGATGGAGACAATACATTAGACTTTGCCTTACCAGCATCATTAGAAATTACTACAGCAGTAGGAGTTGGTGGTGGTTCGACAAATGGTGTTGTCATTTCACAAGGTGCTATTTCAATTAAAAATGGTGGAGCACAATCATATATAGATTTTTATTGTGAATCATCTAATGCTCATTATGCAAGATTATTAGCACCTGCTCACTCTGCTTTTAGTGGTAACATTACAGCAACGTTACCAGCAACTACAGGTACTATAGCTTTAACATCTGATATACATACAACTGAAGAACTACAAGACATCATTGGAGCAATGGTAAGTTCAAATACTGAATCAGGTATTACAGTAACTTATCAAGATGCTGATGGTACAATAGATTTTACAGTTGGAACACTTAATCAAAACACAACAGGTTCGGCAGCTACTTTAACAACTGCTAGAACTATACATGGTGTATCTTTTGATGGTTCAGCTAACATTGATTTATCAGAAGTTGTACAAGATACTGTCGGTGCTATGTTCTCAAGTAATACTGAAACAGGTATTGCAGCAACATACGAAGACGGTGACGGTACAATAGACTTAGTTATAGGCAGTGATGTTATTGTAAATTCTATGATAGCAGACGATGCTATTGATTCTGCTCAAATAGCGGACGGTAGTATTGATACTGCACATATTGCAGACGACCAAGTTACAGGTGCTAAGTTATCTAACGATGTAACTATTGCAAATGATTTAACAGTTGCAGGAAACTTAGTCGTTACAGGTAGTACAACACAAACAGGCTCAATAGTATCTAACTCTAATTTTCAATCACTAGCTAATAATAATAGTGGTAATGCTACAGACTTTGGTTTTTTTGGTAAATATGTAGAGTCAAGTACAACTAAATATGCTGGTCTTTTCTTTGATGCTTCTACTGATAATACTTTTAGATTATTTGTAGATACACAAACAGAGCCTAGTACAACAGTTAATACAGGAGCAACTGGCTATGCTGCTGGAACACTTATAGCTGGAGAAGTTTCAATGACTACTTTAGATATAGGCGGAACAGATGTAACATCGACAGCAGCAGAACTTAATATTTTAGATGGAGTGACAGCTACTACAGCAGAACTCAACTATACTGATGGAGTAACTTCCAACATACAAACCCAGCTTGATACAAAAGCTACCACGGGTAAAGCTATTGCTATGGCTTTAGTCTTTGGATAATATAGGAGAAGAAAATGGCAAACCCTAACTTAGTAGCAGTAACCTCAATCTTTGGAAAAAGTATACAAGGAGCTTTAACTACTACAGTAACAACCGACTTATTAACTTGTGCAAGTAATAAGTTAATTAAAGTAAACAGCATTATTATAGCTAATATTGATGGTACAAATTCTGCTACTGTAACAATGGGCATCATTAAAAGTGGTGGCTCAGTAGTTTTGTTTGCATCAACGATTGCTGTTCCAGCAGATGCAACCTTAGTATTAATTGATAAGAACTCTAGTTTTTACCTTCAAGAAGGAGACATCTTAGAAGGTGGTGCAAGTGCAGCTTCAGACCTGACTTACACTATTAGTTACGAAGAATTAGACGACGCTTAATTTAGGAGGTATTTAATTATGGCTCACTTTGCAGAACTTAATTCAAGCAACGAAGTATTACGAGTAATTGTAATATCTAACGATGATGTAGATGCTAATGGTGGAGACCAACACGCAGATGCAGAAACATTTGTAGCATCTATTGTTCCACACTTAACAGGCGGTACAGCTTGGAAACAAACCTCATATAATAACAATTTTAGAAAACAATACGCAGGTGAAGGATGCACCTATGATGCAGGTAAAGATAAATTTATATTACCTAAACCTTATTCCTCTTGGTCATTAGATGCTAGTGACGATTGGAAAGCTCCAGTAACATTTCCCAATACTACAAAAGTAGATTCTAAAGCTGTTCTTATTCTATGGGATGAAGAAAACCTAAAATGGTTAGGTAAAGTTGATTCAACCAACTACGAATGGGATGCTACTAATACTGAATGGAATGAGGTTTAATTATGGCTAATGCTAATGGTGGACTTATAGGTGTAGATAATCCTGCAGTCGTTCAACCCGAAGTTATTACAACATTTAACTCTAGCGGTACTTTAACGACTGCTCCTTATACAACTGCTGTTGAATATTTAGTTGTAGCAGGTGGCGGTAGTGGTGGTGGGGGAACTGCTGGAGGTGGCGGAGCAGGTGGTTTCAGAACTGCTACTGGATTTTCGGTTTCTGCTGCAACAAGCTATCCAATAACAATAGGTGCAGGAGGAGCAGGTGTAACAAGTTCTGTAGTGGGAAATGATGGCTCTAATTCTGTATTTTCATCTATAACATCAGAAGGTGGTGGCGGAGGTGGAGACAGAGATTCAAACGCTGTTGGTCGAGCAGGTGGTTCTGGTGGCGGAGGTGGTGGTAATGATTCTGGTTATATTGCAGGTGGTTCAGGAAACACGCCTCCTACTTCTCCCTCACAAGGAAACAATGGCGGTGCTGGTCAAGGTGGCGGTGGTAATTCTGCTGGTGGCGGTGGCGGTGGAGCTGGTGCTGTTGGTCAAGCCTCTCCTAGTGTTAAAACAGGCGGAACTGGAGGAGCAGGTACAGCAAGTTCAATTACAGGTTCAAGCGTTACCTATGCAGGTGGTGGTGGTGCAGGCGGGCATTTAGCAGCACCACATCAATCAGCAGGTGGAGCAGGTGGGGGTGGAGCAGGTGCTTCTAATGGAGTTACTAATGCTGTTGCAGGCACAGCCAACTTAGGTGGTGGCGGTGGCGGTGGCGGAGGTGGTGGTGCTTTTACTGGAGCAGCAGGTGGTTCTGGTGTCGCAATTATTAAAGAAGCAGCAGGTAGTAATGTAGGTTCAGGAATATGGGATATGAATTCAGTATACGATGCTGTAAAAGCAGGAACATGGAGTAGCTAATGCCTAGATTAATCGGAGCAGCACAATCATCAGGTTTTACTGCAGTTGTTACTACATTTAACTCTAGTGGTACATTTTCAGCACCCCCAGCAACAACTTCTGTTGACTACTTAATTGTAGGAGGAGGTGGTGGCGGAGGGTCTTACGCAGGAGGAGGTGCAGGTGCAGGTGGTTTCAGAACAGCTACAGGCAACTCAGTTACAGCTGGTAATGATTACCCAGTAGTAGTTGGAGCAGGAGGGGCAGGTGGAACGTATTATTTCCCTCTCCAACCAGACAATACCGCAGGGTCTGGAAATAAAGGCGTTGATTCTTCATTTAACTCAATCACGTCAACTGGTGGAGGTGCCGGTGGTAAAGTTAATGGTCCGGGTGTACCAGCTGACCATAGAAATGGCGGTTCAGGTGGTGGTGCAAGTCTAGGGTCTACTACTGCTGGTACTGGAATTTCAGGTCAAGGAAATAATGGTGGCGTTCGCACAGGACCAGCGGACGGTGGTCCTAACTATGGTGGTGCAGGTGGTGGCGGAGCAGGTGCGGTAGGTGCTAATAGTAGCAACACAACTGGTGGAAATGGTGGAAATGGTTTAGCTTCATCTATTTCAGGCTCATCTGTAACATATGCAGGTGGTGGCGGAGGTGGAACAGCTGCACCCGGTTATGGTCCAACATATGATGGTGGTACTGCTGGTAATGGTGGTACAGGTGGTGGTGGTCCAGCAGGAGCTCCCGGTACATGGGACCCCGGTACTGCTGGTACTGCAAACACAGGCGGAGGTGCAGGTGGAGGTTCTATGGCAAACACCCAATCCGGCTATTCTGATGGTGGAGCAGGTGGTTCAGGTATTGTTATTATTAGCAACCCAACTGGCTCATTTTCTGCATCAAGTTGTTGGGATTTAAGAACTGTCTATAGACAAATTAAAGCTGACAGTTGGGTATAATTAAAATATATTTTTAATTTATGAATCTTAAATACTATTACTGGTACTTCCAGTCAGTTATACCTGAAAGAATTTGTGATGATATAGTTCGTTATGGTAAAGAGCAAAAAAAAGAAACTGCTATTACAGGAAACACAAACAAAAAATTAAAAGATTTAAGTGAATTAGAATTAAAAAACATTCAAAAGAAACGCAAATCAGATATTGTATGGATGAATGACCGATGGATATACAACGAAATACAACCTTACATACACCAAGCTAATTACAACGCAGGTTGGAATTTTGAATGGGATTGGTCAGAGTCTTGTCAATTTACAGAATACAAAAAAGGTCAGTTTTATGATTGGCATTGCGACTCATACGAAGAACCTTATAACAGACCTGAAAATGCCAACACACATGGTAAGTTAAGAAAACTTAGTATGACTGTATCACTTACTGACCCTGAAGAATACGAAGGCGGTGATTTAGAGTTTGATTTTAGAAACACAGATGAAGGTTCTCAACCTAGAATATGTGAAGAAATTAGAAAAAAGGGTAGCGTAATTGTTTTTCCATCTTTTGTTTGGCATAGAGTCAAACCAGTAATCAAAGGAACACGAAACTCTTTAGTGTGTTGGAATTTAGGATACCCATTTAAATGAGCTTTAAAAAAAACAAATATCAAGTTATTAAAAGTGCTATATCAACAG